ACAAATAAGAGCATATAAGAATCAAAAGATAATATTTGATTTATCTGATTCTTCTTTATCTTATGATAATCTTGGAGTAATAGAACCAGCTTTTGACTTCAAAATTTACACAGACGAAAATTTTGAAAATGAATTCATCTCTTCTGGGGATTTAACAAACTTCAATGTCATAAAGCAAGGAAATATTGGGATAGATTCAAATGCGAATCTAACATTGCAAATTTCTAATTTATCTCCAAATATTCTTTATTATGCATTAGAACCAAAATTTGGAGTAACAGATGTAAAAGCATCAATCTACTATGATAAGGAAAAAATAAAAGGTTCCTGTTCCATCTTAAAATCTGATAGTTTGTACTCTGGGACCCACAGAGTTACATCGATAGCATCAACATCGTTTACTTATACTATTAAAAATCAGCCAGAAGTTGCAAGTTATAGTGTTGCAAACAATTCAGTTGTCTATGAAACATCATCCAAGAGTGCGGTTGGACCAATTTCATCAATAAGAGTCTCTTCTGATGGATTTGGTTATTTTTCAACACCTGATGTTAGTGATATTGTTTCTGTTGCAGGGACAGAGGCTATTTTGAATCCTTTGAGTAGGACAATAGGAAAGATAAAAACAATAAAAATACAAGATATTGGATTCGAATATCCTTCTGACTTATCTTTAACACCAACTGTTAAATTACTGAATTTATTAAAAGTTGAAAGATATTCAAGACTTGAAAGAGTTGGTATAACCAGTTTTGGTAGAGGTTACACTACCCCACCAGATTTACTTATGTTTGATAGTGTTACTAATGAAGAATTAGACGTAATTTTAAATGTGAGAGAGAATGTAGGAATAGTTGATATATTAAAAAATACCAATAAAATTTATGATGCTGCCCCAAGAGTTATTCCAATTAATAATTCAAATGGTATTGGCATTAATACAGTAACCTTTGATGATAATACTGGTGATGTCACAGTTACATTGAATTCATCTTTCACAATTGAAACAGGATTTCCTTTTGCTGTTGGCGACAAAGTTTTCATTGAAAATATTGGAATTACAACAAGTGGAAAAGGTTATAATTCAAAAAATTATGGATATGAATTTTTTACAGTCGATTCAATTTCTCCACAATATGGTGGAGTAAACCCATCCATAACCTATAATATTTCATCTCTACTTCAAAATGGAGAATTTCCTGGACAATTTGATAGTTTAAATTCATCTGGAAGAATTATAAACTCTGGCGATCTTCCTATTTTTGATGTATCACTTTCAAAAAATTCTTATTTAATTGGAGAAAAAGTAGTTTCTAGTAATGGAGCTATTGGAGTTGTAGACACATGGGATGAGAAATCTAGTTTATTGAAAGTTTTATCACCTTTTGGAAGATTTCCTACAAATTCAGAAATAATAGGTCAAACATCTGATACTAACTCAATTGTCACAAAAGAAGAAATCGTAGAAACTACTTATAAGGTAGATTCATCATCCAAGGTAGAAAAAGGTTGGAAAAGAAGAACAGGATTTTTAAATGAGAATTCTCAAAGAATTCATGATAGTAATTACTATCAATATTTTTCTTATGAAATAAAATCCAAAGTAGATCTTGCAAAATGGGATGAACCTGTTCAATCATTGAACCACACTGCTGGATATAAAAAATTCAGCAATTTAATTATTAATTCTTCTAGTTCAATAGGTGTATCAACGGCACAGAATAGTGGAGATTTCACTGCGGTAACTGATGTAATATCAATTGTCGATACCAATTGTTACCAAGACTGGGATCTAGTCACTGAAAATTACAAATACATTAGCGGAACATTAGTTTCAGATGAGTTAATTTTCAATTCAAAGATAATTCAAAATTATTTTGAATCTGTTACTAACAAGGTAGTTCCATTTGATGATATAAGTGATCAGTTTAATGATCGCGAAAGAAGAGATCCATTTAGTGTTGTTGATGTTTACTTAATCACAGAGAGAGTCAAAAAATATATCACCTACGTTAAGGATAAGAGATTTGCGAATGAAAGGCAATTAATGCTTGTTAGTGTTCTTCACAATGGTATTGAAGGATTTTTAAACCAATATGCAAGAATTGAAACTGCATCGGACCTTGGTAGTTTTGATTTTAGAGTTGATAATTTACAAGGAAATCTTTTATTCTATCCAGTGAAGACTAAGGTTAATAATTATGATGTAAGTCTGGCATCATATAACTTAATTGATGCAGTTGGTGTTGGATCTACAAATATTGGATCTATTTCTAAAATTTATTCTCAAAAAACAACCGTTTCTTCTGGAACGACTTCATATCCAATAGTTAGTTTTGCAGCAACTCATAGAGCAGCAAAAGTTCTTGTTTCTGTTTCTGCGACTAATAATTATCATCAATTCGATGAAATAAGTTTGCTTAGACATGATAATAGAAATGTACAAATTTTGGAATATGGGCAATTAACAGATTTAACCCTCAGTTCTCCATCTACTAGTGGATTTGGTACATATGATGCAAGTGTTCCCCAAAAAACATTACCAACAACAACTCTTTCCGATTATTTTAGTTCATCTGGAATAACCACTTCTCCTGGTGGATCTGGTATTGGACCTTTTGGTGGTTTTGCAATTGGTCCACATACTAGATTTACTGGTTTTGGAAATAGACAATTAACACTACAAGCTATCGATTCTAGAAGATTTGATAGTGTGATTATTCGTGCTGTTGTTGGCAATGATACCAATGGTGGTGAGCAACCAGAATCAAATGAACCACTTAATCTTTATTATAGTTTAGATGGTGGAGCAACTTTTACAAACATTGGTCTGGCAGTTCCAGCCAATGGTTCAGCATCACTTTCAGATTACAGAGTAATGTTACCAGATGATGCTAAAAATGAAAGTACAATATTCCGCCTTAGACAGCAAGCAAAT